GGGGAGATGAGAATGGGTTTATCATATGCGAACTGGCTGAGAAAAAGCTTAGAATTGTTAAAGTTTATGCAACGGATAGAGTCTCAACGACAGACACTATTGGAAGAATACAAGAGTTTGATAGAGTATGGAAATTCAATAAAATATTCATTGATGACGCAGGAGTTGGAGGAGCTGTTACAGATGTGCTTATCGAAAAACTGGGACGCAAAGTCCTGGGAATCAATAATGCAAGTAAAAGAATCGAAGTCCAAGGAGAAGAAAGGAAAAAAGGAATATTAAAAGAGGATTTGTATTCAAATGTATTGTCTTTAATGGAAACAGGAAGAGTAGAACTGATTAGTGATCTAAGTTTGTTAAGAAGCATGAAGAGCATTACTTTTCAATACACCGACAACGCTAAGCTTAAGATATTTGGATCTTATTCGCACTTAACAGAAGCGCTGGTCAGAGCTTGCTGGTGCATCAAAGAGAGAGGATTGAATCTCTATTGTTATTAAAAAGTTTTATATAGTTCAGAGTTAATAAGAGCAATTATGGCAAATGCTGGACAATTCGCGCAGGATGCAGACATATTGCTTAGAGTTGGAACTAATGCCAGCGCAACTGTAAAAGCTGCGGGATGGTTTGATACGATAATCTTAGACCAAGAAGCTATCATAAATATAGCAACTAGATATGATTGGAGCGCAGCAGATACGGCAACAACATTAGATGCATCTACTAGGGGCATATTGGTTGATACTGGCGCAGCATTGGCAGCAATCATAGGCATAAGTTGGGACATGAGCGGATATACTTCAAGAATAGAAGCAGAAGATATGGTCAATATATTAAGGGACATAGCATTAAGGAATATGTCTCTTCTTAGAGATAAGAAACAACAAGGATTCCTAAAAGACCCAACTATCGGGACAGTATAATGGCAGAGCATGATTTTAATAAGTTTCCAGAACTCAGCAACAAACAGATCGATGAATTCGGATTCCAATCGCCGCATCAACAGATCACAGAAAACTTTGAGGCAGAAATTGTCAAAGTAGTCGATGGCGATACTGTCAGATTAAGAACAGACTTTAGAGACTTTGACTTTCCGATGAGGTTCCTAAATATTGATGCTCCAGAGATGAACGCTGGGGGAGAAGAAGCAAGAGAATGGCTGATAAATCGAATAAGCGGAAAAATAGTAAACATCCTAATAAACTCAAAAAACCGAGTAGACAAATATGGACGATTGTTGGGAGAAGTCTTTCAGGGCGGCTCAAACGTAGGCGAAGAGATGTTAAGAAATGGATTAGTTACTACCTTCGCAAACAGAAGAGAGGGAGAATTGCCAAATTTATTAAAAATATTTTCACTAAAACAATGGTTTTAAACTTTTCAAGTAACTTATTTGGAAGCAGAGATACAGCGTTAGGGCAAGGTCTAAAGTTTGCAACCGTCACAGTGGCTCTAGATGGTTCTGGCGATACAGATTCTATCCAAGATGCTATAGAATTACTTCCTAAACAAGGGGGAGCTGTCTTGATAAAGGATGGAACATATAAACAATTAAGCACGATAATTATTAATAAAGATAATGTTACTTTAAAAGGTGTAGGCAAAAGCACAATAATCTCTTCTACTCATTTAGGTTCAATCATAACTACTGACGGAAATGACCATATCACAATACAAGATTTAAAAATAGCAGGAGCAAATATTGGAGTAGTGAATCATGGGATAGTTTGCACAGGTTCGTTAAATATAACTATAATAAACGCATGGATAAAAGAATGCGGGGGAAACGGAATCTCAAATGCTGCAGGGGGGGGGAGATGTTTGATAACTGGCTGCTTGATTGAACGAAATCTACTAAGCGGAATACTTATGCATGGTTCAGACCATATTATAGATTCTAACACAATCAGACAAAATACTCAATACGGCATTCTTTTCGATGGAGATAATAGCGTAATAAAAGGAAATTACATTAATCAAAATGATTATAGCAATACAGATTCATTTGATGGAATTGGAATTGCTGCTGGTTCTGATTTCAATATAATTTCCAATAATAGATGCGAAGATAATGATAGGTTTGAAATCAATATATCAGATGCATCATGCGATGGAAATACGATTATAGGAAATATATGCGAAGGGAATCATAGTTCTGGAGCTATAAATGATTCAGGAAGCGACACTCTTCCTAATGGAGCTAGAGGAACAAATAATCTTGAACTTGATGATTTAAACGTACTATCTTAAAATGGCAGACACAGATATGGGAAATTTGGATATATCAGACCTAAAGAATCAGATGGTAGACTACTCAGTTGATTCATCCAGCACAGATGCAGCAAGCGGTCAAAAAGAGTATAGATGGCAGTCAACAACATGGACGCAAAACTTAGGCTACTATAAAACTATTCCAGAATTACAGACCGCTATAGATGCAAAAGCTAACTGGACTATCGGAGCAGGATTTGAAGCAGACGAACCAACGACTATGCTCCTTGATACTATTAAAGGAAATGGAAAAGATAGCTTCAATGCCATTATAGATAATATGGTCAGGGTTAAAACCATTGATGGTGATGCTTTTGCGGAAGTGATTACAAATGATGAAGATATCATTGTTAACATAAAGCCGTTGGCAACTGATTCAATAATAATAGTTCAGAATGAAAAAGGCAGAATTAAAAATTATGAGCAAGTAGATAAGACAAAAAAAGTTCTTAAGACATTTGAACCGCATGAGATTTTTCACTTAAGCAGAAATAGAATTGCAGATGAGGTTCATGGCATCTCAGTAATAAAAGCAGTAGAGTGGATAATCTTAGCAAGAAATGAAGCTATGGCTGATTGGAAAAAAGTGTTACATAGAAATGTACAGCCTTTATGGATATTCCATCTTGATACTGATGATACCACAACGATTGATAAATTTAAATCAAAGATGGATGCTGCGAGAGTAGGTGGCGAAAACCTTTATATCCCTAAGGGGGCAGTAGTTCCTGAATTAGTAACTACTGCTACAAATGCAAGCTTAAACCCTTTGAATTGGATAAACCAATTAAATGATTATTTCTTCCAAGCCGTCAATGTACCACAGATCATTGTCGGCAATGCTAAAGAGTTTACAGATGCAAGCGGAAAAATAGTTTATTTATCATATGAGCAGAGCGTAAAGAAAGAGCAGCTGTATATCGAAGAGCAAGTATTGGCTCAATTAAATTTAGAGATTGCATTAACATTCCCAGCAAGCTTACAGAATGAAGCTATAAGCGATACACCAAGCGAAATGGATACAGTAGAGGAAGAACCAATAGAACCAGCAACACAACCTAACGATACTACAGAAGAGTTAGAGGGGAAAAAATGATTGAATCCGAAATCTGTAATTTAATTAGCTCATTAGGTTTTCCAGTAGTGGCTTTTCTATTGATGTATAGGATGGCTAATTCAACAATCAAAGAAAATACAAAAGCAATAATAAGCTTAAGAGAATCATTTAGAAAATGAGCGATAGAAAAGAAGGTGCGGCTGCTCGAGTAAAAGAGCGAGAAGAAAGAAAAAAGAAAACTGGTTCTATCCATAAGGCTGGCACAATCACTTCAAGGAAAACAAAAAAAACAACCTTTTCAAAAAGCGGAAATACAGATATTGAAAGAAAAAGGCAAGAAAAAGAGGAAGGGGTAGCTACACAAGAGTATTCTACAAATAAAAAAAAATCTAGTTCTACTATATCTGGCGTTGCTACTGTAACAAAGGGGGGAAAGACTAAATATTATCATAATAAAGAAGAAGTGACAAAAGAAGCTGGCGAAGTTCTTCAAAGAGATTTTAGTAAGGAAGCAAAGGAACGAGAAGAGCAGGCTAGAAAGCAAGCAGGGGAAAATAATTATAAACCAGCTACAGACAGCGAAATAAAAGAAATGGCAAATAAATTGATGGTATCTTATAATGAAAGATTAGCAAAGCCTACTTCAATAATACATGATTTACTTACTACAGGAAAAGAAGTTATTGCTTCTCAACTTGAATTCTTATTTAAACCAGGAGATACGTCAATCTCTGCTCCGTCGGGAGATATAATCCCTTTAGCTGCTGGGACAGTTCCGATAGGATTAGGCAAAGCAAAGGCAGCTGGAAACATCATAACTAGATTATTCAAAAAACCAAAATTAGGAACTAATGTTGGAGGCAAATTTGTTATAGGAAAACAAATAGCTCAATCATCATTAACGGGAACCCCTGCTTTTGTAATAAACACAAAAGTAAAAAAATTATCACTTAAGATGTTTACTACAGCGGGATTCTCAATAGCGGCAGCAGCTTATCTCGCTATTAGGGCAGCAGAAACTTATCCACAGGCACAATTCCAAATCTCAGAAGCACTTCAAACTATAAGCATGGCAAGATGGCAAGCAGTAGAGAACGATATGCCTGAATTGGTAGGGGAACTAGATCAATTACAGAATGAAATATTAAACCCTAAGGGATGGGAAAAGATAATCAGTCAATTACCTGGCGTAAATATGCAACGATCAGCAACTAAAATTCTGGAAGCTGCGATAGCATCAACAGAAGTATTCAATAAGATCATTGAAGATAAAGCATTGCAAAAAGCAATGGGTGAAGATGATGATTCTAAATGGGCTAGAGTAAGAGCAGAGCAAGCAGCCCAAGAACAGGCTGCAATAGATTATTATAATAAAGAAAGAAAGAAAATGCTTCAATGGGAAGAAGAAGCAAGGGAGCAGCAGTTAAAAGAAGAAAATAAACTAAGAACAGAACAGATGCAAAAAGAGGCAGAGTTTTGGGCAGCTGAAAGAGAAAAACAAAGAGAAAAAGAAGCAGAAGATAGGCAAGCGATAGCTGATTTCTGGATGGCATACAAAAAGCAAACTCAAGAAATTCAAGATAATAATAGACCAAGCAATCTAAACTTTGGTCTACTATAGGGGGTAATAAATATGAGTGAAGAAGATAACACGGAGCCGATTAAACCCGAGCCCGAAGAGGAATCAGAAGAGCAAGAAAAAGCATCTTCTGATTTAATAAATAAAGCAAATGAAGCAGCAGATAGATTAGAGAAAGCCAATATTCAATTAAGTAAGAATATTGCAAGGCAAGAAGCAATTAAAGTAGAACAGACTTTAGGCGGCACAGCTACAGCAGGCACGCCACAAGTAAGCGAAGAAGATAAGGTATTGTCAGAAGCAAAGAAATTAATTGAAGGTAGTGGATTTGAGGAATTACTTGACCCACCAAAACCATGATTCTCATAACCAAAAAGTGTTCTAAATGCAATCTATTAAGAAAGTTTGTCAAGGATTCGCCGAGAGATAAAGAAAATATTTGCGGTAATTGCTGGAATTGGCAAGAGAGACCACCACAGGCTTTAGACCTATGCGGCGGCAAAATATAGAAACATTTATATATTTCTAAGATAATAAGCCTTATTGGTGATAATCAATGGCAGCAGGCGATTCAGCAGTAATAATTGAACTTTTAGGAAATGGCGGTGACCCAATAAGGTATACTGTAGCAGATGGGACAGGCATTGAAAAGGGGCAACTCTTGAAAATGACAGACCTAAGAACAGCGGAAAAGACGGGCGCAGATAATGACCCATTTGCAGGAGTAGCAGCAGCCGAAAAAGTAGCAAGTGATGGCTCTGTTACATTAGCAGCATATACTCATGGCATCTTTGATATTAACTGCGCAGCTGCAATAGCAGTAGGTGAAAGAGTTAGTATATCTGGTGATGATGAAGTCACAAAGGTCGCAGCAACAGACCTTTTATTCTCTGATGTAGGCATCGCTCTTGAAGCATCAGTCGGGGCAGATGAAATAATGGCCATCCTAGTAGGGAGTGGATTCTAATGGCAGACACAACAGGAATGGCAGATTTGAGGGAAGAGCATGTTTCTAAAATAGTCACAGGCTTTGCGCTTCAAGAATATAAGCTAAAACAATTATGCATGATTCAGAGTTCTAGTGCATGGACTGAAACATATTACAAAGAAACGGCAGCAGATTTGACAGGCGGCTTAGGCTCAACTGTTGAAGGAGTGCCACGATTAGCTCAATTCCCATATGGTGAGGTATCCTGGACTAAGGTACAGGGTAGAAATGTTAAACACGCAATGGAAGGAGTTTTATCATGGGAAGATGTTAAAACCAATGCTGTAGATGTAATGGCAAGAACATTCTTAAGGATTGCTAGAGCAGTAACTAAATCAGTTGATGGAGTTATTGCAGCAGCTATATTGGCAAACGCGGGCAATACGCAAGTGGCAAACGCTACATGGAACAATGCAGTCATAGCAGACAGAGACCCGATTCAGGACATACTAGATGCAAAATCATTGATAGCAGTAGACAATTATAACCCTGATAGGGGCGGCTATCTTTTGGTTCATCCAACTAACTATGCAGAACTATTAGGAAATGCTAATGTTAGAAATGCAGGTCAATTCTATTCCGATTCAGTTACAAGAAATGGAGTAGTTGGAAAACTATTAGGATTGACAGTAATCTCTTCTATTTCAATTACAGAAGGGGGAGCTCAGATTGTAATAGCTAAAGAAGCGTGTACTTGGAAGCAAGTTGTAGGCCTAACAGTTAAGACTATTGCAGATGCAGGTATCAAATATACCATAAGAGCATGGGAAGTAGGTCAGATTCAAGTAAAAAACACCGATGCTATATGCAAGATAACAGGGGTTTAAATGACCGCAGCTGCATTATTATACTTAGGAGTTAGCATCTATTTGCAGGGGTCGCCATAAAATGAGTGCAAAAAATAGAAAGATGATGTATGATAAATTAGTAGCTGCAAAGAGATACAATGATATTCCAAAAGAGTTAATTACTGAGTTTGGAGATCTCCCAAAGGAGGCCCCAAACATAGTGACTAACAAACCAAAGAAAGGGGTTAAATCATGGCAGAAAGTAATCAAGAAGTAGTAGATAGCTTAGTTATCAGGGATATATTAGGCATCAAGAACGGCAAACTAAAGATTGTTGATGCAGTTACCCCTAATGGGTCGGCAAATGTATCAATAACCAATGTAGCTCCCACAGCAGTCACAACATCAACCATAAGCAGATGGCTTTTAATTGATGTAGAAGGCGCTCAATACTTCATTCCAATGTGGACTTAATATTCTAATCATGGCAGGGGGCAGACCGCGCAAGATAGAGAATAGTTTTAAGATAAAGCCTATTAAGCTAAAAGCATCTAATCAAGGATACGCAGGCTTTGATAACCCAAGAGAGAACATAGACCCACATATCAAAACTAAAGTTCTAAGTACAAAAGAGTTAAATGTGGGGAGCTTATCAGATGGAAGCTATGCCGTTACTGTAGCAGAGTGCGAAGCAGCTTACGACCATTCTTTAGAAGTAAATAAGCATATAGATTGGACTAATGCAACCGATACATTATTAACAGCAAAAAGTTTAGGGGGTATAAGTATTAAGGCTATTTGTGGAACTGCAACAAATATCACTGGTTCTATTGATCCCCATTACTCTTATGGTGGACATTTTACAGGAACAAATAATGTGGCTTCATCAGGTAATTTTAATTACGGAGTTTATGGACATGCTATTGGTGGAGCATTAGGAATGTTTTTACAAAGTTATGGAGTTTATGGACACGCAACAGGAAACGGAACTCTTTATGCAGGTTATTTTGATGGGGGTAATGTTTATATTAAAAACAGATTAGGAATAGGAGACACAACCCCAAGTGAAGCTTTAGAAGTTAATGGAAAAATTATGATTAAAGACACATCAGACAGCAATATTGGACAAATTTACCTTACAAATATGCACTATTCTATAAAGCAAGATGCAGGGATAATCTTCGATATATATAATGGAAGCGAAAGACACTATCTAATAAGAGGAGGGGGAACAACTGATTTAATGAAAATAAGTTCTACTACTGGAAACACTTACATCTTAGGAAATACAGGAATTGGCACAACATCCGCAGATACTAAACTGCAAGTCGTTGGAACTACTAAATTTGGTGAAGACATAACTAACTATTCGGGAACAGAAGCAGACGGAACATTAGTTTTTAATGGAAATGCTAAGGTTTGGAAAGATATAAACATCGGAGGCTATCTATTAACAAGGCCCACATCAGACCAACCAGATGTTGTAAGTTTTTTAGATGAGGCAGGCGCAGACACGACAATAGAAACTTATGGTTTTGATATTGGAGAGAAAGTTCATGGGGGTTTTGAACTTCAACATGATTATAAAGAGGGTAGTGATTTAATTTTTCATGTTCATTGGCAAGGTATAACCGCGCCATCAGGGACAGACAATGTTCAATGGAGATTAACATATATTTTAATGAGAGATGGAGAAACCCTTGATGCAGCCGTAACGATAGATTCGCCAGACACTCCGTTTGATACTCAATATGAGACTGTTCGTTCAGACTTTGCGGCAATTACAGGAACTAATTTTAAAATAGGAGACCAGTTTATGTTTACATTAACAAGAGTAGCTTCAACAGGAGACACTTATCTAGGAGATGCTTTAATAGCAACAGCAGGCATACATTACGAAATAGATACAGTAGGAAGCAGAACAATA